GAAAAAATAAAGCAAAAAGTTTAAAAGATTTTAAATGGGCATCAATAGGAAGACAAGAAGCATGGAATAAAGTTATTCCTTTTATACCTAAACTTTCAATAGGTGGACAAGTTGCAAGATTAGGTTATGAAAGTGGAGATATTATTCCACCAATGAAACCTAGATTTCAAACAGAAGAAGAAGCATCACAAGGCAATCCAGGTAATAAAGAATCAGGATTATTATTTCCAGTAGAGGAGAATAAAGATATGAATAAAAAAGATATGGCTGCTATATTAGCTGCTGGTTCAATTGCAGCAGCAGGTATTAATTTTGATATGGATAAAGCTGCTAAAAATAAAATCTTACCAGAAAAGAAACTTGATGTAGTAGTAAAAAAAAATTATGATAAGATTCCTGATTTAGACCCAGATAAAAAAGAATGGTTATTTAATACTGCAGAAAAAGTTTATAAAATAAATAAAGATAAAGTTATACCTAGTGATATTATTCTTGCTATTAATGGTGGAGAAACTGGATGGGGTACATCTAGATTTTGGAATGAAGGTAGTAATAATTTATTTAACTTTCAATCATTTGATGATAAAGAAGAATCAATAGCTGCATTAAATAGTAATGCTAAGATTAAAAAATTTAAAACTTCAGAAGATTCTATTATACAATTTTTAGATTGGGTACAGAATAAAGATACTTATGCTGGAGTTAGAGAAGAAATAAAATTATATAATGAAGGTAAAGGAAGTAAGGAAAGAATTATAGATGCTATTGCTAAGACAGGATTTGCTGAAGATAAGAAATGGGCTGGTAAAATTAAATCTATTTTAAATAATAGAATAAATGGCAAACATAAAGAAGAATTAAGTAGTTTATATAACAGTATATTTGTTGACAACGAGTAGAATTCCTACTATAATATAGGAAGAGTAATGCCCATTAGGGATTACTAAACTTAAATCGCTTAACGAAAGGATTAATATGACACAATACGATTTAATAAATTTTGACCCATTTAAAAACTTCTCTATCGGTTTTGATAGAATGTTTGATTCATTAAATGAGGTCTCAAGAATAAACACTTCTAACTTTCCACCATACAACATAAGAAAAGTAGGTGAAGGAAAGTATCAGATAGAAATGGCATTAGCTGGTTTCACTAAGTCTGATATAGAATGTGAGTTACAAGAAGGTGTGCTTACTATCAAAGCTAAGAAAGAAGATAAAGATAAAGATAGTTTGATACATCAAGGTATCGCATCAAGAAGTGTGGTTAGAAAATTTACTTTATCAGAATATGTTAAAGTAGACTCGGCTGATTTCAAAGATGGTATTCTTAATATAAAATTATATCAAGACTTACCTGAAGAGAAAAAAGCTAAGACAATAAAAATAAAATAACCCTCAAGAGCTAGGGAGTTTAATAGCTCCCTAGTTTTAAATTATGACACCAAGAACTAAAACAGATATGATTGTTATTCATTGTGCTTCAACACCTGCAAGTATGGATATAGGTGTAAAAGAAATTAAGAAGTGGCATGTAGAAGATAATAAGTGGGATGATATAGGTTATCATTATGTTATTCGTAGAGATGGTACATTAGAAAATGGTAGAGAAGAACATAGAACAGGTTCTCATGCTAGACAAGTTAATGGTACATCAATAGGAGTTTGTTTAGTTGGTGGTTATGGTGCTGGTGGTTGGGAAAACAATTTTACTGAAGAACAATTTTCAACATTAAAAGATATAGTATCTAAATTAAAAGATAAATATAATATAGAAGCAGAAAAAATTATAGGACACTATGAAGTTGATGATGTTAAAAAATGTCCTTCATTTGATGTAAAGGAATGGAGAGAAAATAATGGCATGGTTTAGTTTAGCAAAGGTTGCACTACAAGCTGGTACTCACATCTTTAAAAAAAGACAAGAGACTAAGATGATGATGGCTGATGCACAACATCATCACGCAGCTAAGATGGCAAGAGGTGAATCAGAATATCAAGGTAAATTATTAGAAGCAAGACAGTCAGACTGGAAGGACGAGTTCGTTTTGGTCGTGCTAACTCTGCCCATTTTGGTGATTGCATATGGAGTCTTCAGCGAAGACCCAAACGCAGCTTTAAAGATAAAAGAATTTTTTAAACAGTTTCAAGAACTGCCGAGCTGGTTCACAAATTTATGGATTCTTGTCGTGGCAAGTATCTATGGTATAAAAGGTACACAGATATTTAGAAATGGAAAAAAATAATGAATAAAATAATCTTAGTATTAATAATATTATTTGGATTAAGTGCTTGTACTATAGGACCTAAGTGTACTTATACTCAAGAAGGAACTAAACTTTCTTCTTGGTTTTGGTTTACTAAAGAAGTACCTGTAGATTTAAGCAGAGAAAATTGTAATTAAAATGTTAGAAAAATTAATGACAATGTTAGTAGGAATACTACTTGCGTTAGCAGGTTGGTCTTTATCTAGAACATTTGAATTATCAACTATTCAAGCAGTACATGAAGATAAAGTACAGAAACTTGAAAGACAAGTTATAAAACTAGAAGATAAGATGGATAAGATGATGGACTCTGATGAAGAAATCATGGACCAACATGAAAAATTATTTAAAAAATTAGAACAAGGAAATACAGGATATAGTTATAATTAATTTATGAGTTACAATTATGAATTATTATTTTACAAGTGCATTAATAATTGCTATGTGCATATTAGCTTATTGTGGAGGTCCAATTAGATGACACTTAAGATTTCAGACGAAGCCAAAGTTCAAATGCCAATGAAGACAGTAGTGTCTTTAATTTGTATGGTAGCAATTGGAACATGGGCATACTTCGGTATCAATGAGCAACTCAATAAACATAGTACGCAATTAGAATTATTTCAAAAAGATTTAGAAGCTAACTCAGAATTTAGAATCAAATACCCTCGTGGAGAATTAGGTCAGTCAAGTGGGGAAGCCGAACTTTTCATGCTTGTGGAGCATTTGAGTAGTGTTGTAGAAGATATAGAAGCAGAGATTAAGAGCATGAGAAATAATGCAGTTAACATAGAATTTTTAAAAAGCAGAACAGAAAAACTTACTGAAGATGTAGAGAAGTTAATTAGAAATGGTGGGAATAATAAAAAATATGAGTAATGACCCTTTAGATAGATTGTTATTAAAAATTTTTAGTGGAGTAGATTGGGTATTAGAAAAAATAAATTATATCTTTGCACCTAAATGTAAATGTAAAAAGAAAGAGGATAAAAAATGATAGAGATTGTTTTCGCTTTACTACTGATTGTAGATAATCAAATTATTGAACACAGAATTCAAGACAGCTTAAGCCAATGTCTTAAATCAAAAAGATATGCTATGAAGGATAAGAGTACTACAGATAGAGTTGTCTATCAATGTATTAAATCTAAAGCAAACACAGAGATATACATGGGAGAGAAGAAAATTCTTTCTTTGATACTAGACTGATGAAGATAGTTTTGTTTATGATTATGTGTTCAGGAATGGCAGGTCAATGTTTTGAACCTCACAGATTAAATGCTTATGATAATTTCTATCAATGTATGACTGCTGGTTATATAGAAGCTTTAAGAAAGACAGAAGAAATTGGAGAAGAAGAAGTAAATAAAAATAGAATTTATATTAAGTTTGTTTGTGCTGCTGAAGAAATAAATGAAAAGATAGAAAAGAAAATAAATATTTAACTATGAAATACATCCCTTGCAATTTTTTCTAACTCTTCAGATAACTCTGTAAAATTACTTTTACATTCTCTTAACATTGCATTAATAACACCAGCATTTTCTTTTTTAAAATGTAATGGTATTTTATCTGAAGGATAATTTTTTATTTCTGTAATGAATTGTCCTTGATTATTTATAATCAATTTGAAACCCATCAACTCAGCTTCTTTTCTTTTAACTCTAGGTTTACCTTTTAACTTTGGATTCTGTCTCATGTTTTTTCTTTAATAAATCTAAAAGAAAATCATCATCTGATTTTCCTTTTCTTAATTTAGTTAAAGGTTTATCACCTTCTTTATATATCTCAACACTTTGTACTCGTGCAGGATTAGTCATAAATACTGGAAGTCTTTCATTAGCATATGACTTTACCATAAAGAATCCATCATCAGCTATACCAAAAGTTTGAATATTTTTTATATCAATATCATCTGTACCTATTAAACATAAACGCATATGATATTTATCTAGTGTAGGTTTCTTAGGTTTACCATCTAACCCTAGTACATTACTCATACTTAATCTGTTATTGGGTCGTGAGTTAAAGAAGCCATTTGTTCTAATCTATTCTTAGGTTCTTTAGTTTCATTTTCAAAACTAATATCAGTACCATGTTCCTTAATAGATTTGTATGTTCTTTTACTATAATCTTTGCTAGTAAAAGATTCACCAACTGGTTCTTCTTTATGTACTTCGGTAGGTTTATAACCTATCTCTCCACTTTGATAATCATCATCAACTAAAGCATCTACAGTTTCAGTATAGATTTCATTTAGCTTTTCATTGTTTCTTTTTATTTTCTTTTTTAAATGTTCTTTTAAATCTTCTATCTTAACAAATAACATCTTATCTATTTGTTCATGTATACCATACATATTTAAATCATTTAATGCAGCAATAAGTCTGCGAAAACCTCTTGCCCTTTTTTCTAGTTGTCTTATCTGTGCTTCTGATAAACTCATGAGTAATCCCTCTCTAATATCATTTCAAGATAGTGAATAGCTTTTTCAATATCTTTTTGTTTTCCTTTTGATTTGTGTCTGCATATATATTTAATAGCATTACCTTCTGCAAACTCTAAATGATTTTCATTAATAAATTGAGCAGGTTGAATTTTCATTTTAGCATAATGGTTTCCATCTACTTGCTTATCTAATGAATCATAGGTAGTACCTTTAAATAATTCTTTATGTGTCATTATAATGGTCCTTGTTCTATCATCTTCTGTCTTCTTAATTGTTTTTCTGTTGGTTGTAACATAGCATTTAAATCATCCATTGTCAACTGTGAGTTGCGTTTTAATTTCTTTACTACCCATTTATAAGACCAAGGTTGAAGTCTAAAGGTATCACCTTGATAGTAATGAGTTTGATTAGGTAATAAAGTAAGAATATTTTTTATATTAACCTTTGCTTGTTCTTCTTTATTTAACAAAGTCTTTAACCATTCAACTAAAATACCTTTAGCTTTATTCCTTATCTTACTCATTTGTTTAGTGTTCATAAACCTCTAATTCACTTATTAAAAATTTATATATTTTATTACCAGATATAATTTGATATTCTCTATTTGTCAAATTAGGATTTTTTATAATATAAGTGTTTGGAAAAACTCGTTCATTGGTTTTATTTTTATAAATTATATCAACTTGTAAATCATTTTTTAATCTAAAGTCAGCAATTCCTATACTCTTATCTTTCCAAATCGGTTCTTTTATTTCAAATTTATTTATCTTACTCATTTGTTTAGAATTCACTTCGTATTCTTCTAACCCTTTTTTCTAAATCATTAATTTGTAATGCTAATCTTTTATTATCTTCTTTAACTTCTTTTAATTCTCTTTGATACTTATCATTAATTTCTAATGCAATTGATAAGGAATTATCTAATACCTTTATTCTTTCTTCCCCATCTATTCTATCCTTTTTTTCTTTTCGCCACATTTCTAATAGTTCTTGGTAATTATTACTCATCTTTATCTAACTTTAATAATTTAAAATTCTTTTCTCTATCAAAATATCTATAAGACATTCTAACTGGTTGAAACTTATAAACATAATCAAAGACAATCTTCTCATCTAATTCTTTACAACTATAAACATCCAACTGTACCAATGCAGGATTAAGTTCATCCCATGAGTGTAAAGTTATATGGGATGTTTCTATTATAGTAACAGCAGTTAATCCTCTATTACCTACAGACTCACAATACTTTGCATATGGTCCACCTAATATTTTCATATCAATATCTTTAATTAAATTTCTCATCCACTTTCTAGTAGACTTTAAATCTTTAGGTGGTTCTAAAACTTCTGCTCTAACTAGCAGATGTTTGTGTTTTAATTCCATCTTCAAATTCTTTTGTTATATCTTCTACATTAGGTTCTTTAACTACTTCAGCTAAGAACACTTTCTTATTTGAATATTTAAATACTCTTAAACCTTTACCTTTGTTAGCATCTTTATAACATTCAAACTTATGTATACAAAATTGACAACCAACTGGTATAGCTTTGTTTCCATTCTTCTCTGTCTTTAATTCGTAACATCTTTCAGGTGGTGTATCTTTATCAAGTTTAGTATTTAAATTTTTAATTAAAGTTTTAACATCAGGTTTAGCTAACTCTTCTGGTTTATAAAAACATATATCACCACTTGATTTATCAGCAACAAGAAAACCTCCAGCTTTAGTACCACTAGCTGTTTCATATCCTGATAGCTGGGCATGGTATCCAAAGGGGTCATCATTTAATAGTTCACCATTCTTAAATTTTTTAAAACTAAAAGGTGAAGCAGACTTAACATCACATATTTCTCCATCTACTTTAGCATCTATATGTCCTTTAACATCATCTACTTTAACTTTCATTTGTCTATCTTCTACTTTATGTCCAGATAATTCTGTTAAGTATAAGAGTAAGTGTTCTATAATATGTCCATATAAAAATTTTAAATTATTACTTGCATCATATTCTTTTGTTTCTTTAGGTGAATACTTATCATACCATAATTGTCTAGCTGGTTTACCTAAGATACTCATTCTCAATACACCATCATACTTTTCTTTTTTAGGTGGAGTATTCCATGCAATCATAGCTTCCTTAATATTATTAAGGAAACTATTCATGTTCTCTTCTGTTATTGGTGCAGGTTTACCATTAGATATATTAGCAATTAATTTTTTAATATCAGTTGCTACTGTATCAATGCGTTTCTGCCCAGTTGTTTCCAATTTTATATTGTCCATCTAATTCACATCTTAATTTTAATTTTCTACCAGCATCTTTTATAGATTGTACTGCTAGTCTTCCAAACTCTTCTGCTCTTCCTTCTTCAACTTCATATTGAAACTCGTCATGTACATTTACTACAGGATAAGCTTTGATTCGTTTATTATTAACATATTCATTTAATAATATCAAGGCAACTTTCATAACACACGCACCAGCACCTTGCAATAAACTA